CTCGCCGGTTGATACTGATCGATATGGCCGAACAGTCGCAGTCGTCATGCTCGGTACCCAATGTCTGCAGGAGCAACTGATTCTTTCCGGGTATGCCTGGGTCTATCCGGACTACTGCCGGAAATTGTTTTGCAGTGCTTGGTCGAGCCTACAGGGAATTTCAGCCGGCAACAGGGTAGGCTTGTGGGCCGATCCTGTGCCGGTGCAGCCATGGACTTGGCGGAGGATCAGACGATGACTTCTTCTCAAGTATTTGTTGAATCAAAATCAATTCGTTATTCAGATGGTACGAAATATCAATTACGATCAGATTGTTGGCTTGATACAGGTATTCTTGGCTATGATGTAAAAACCAAATTTATTCGGCTCTTTCCAAACGGATTCATGCGGCTCAAGGATGGCTATGCCTGGGATGGCGCTTCAGGCCCGACGATTGATACCAAACCATCAATGCGAAGTTCAGCCGGACATGATGCCTTGTACAAGCTCTGCCGCCTTGGGCTCCTGCCTGCTGATCTGCACAAGGTTTTCGATTCCCTTTTGGAAAGGTGGTCATTGGAAGACGGTATGTGGACGCTCCGGGCTAAGTTGTGGGAAAGAGTTTTGAACAGGTTCGGACGTAACAATCTTTGGCCGTCGAAAGAGCGGCCTGTAAAAGTTGCACCATAATGCAAAAGGAATATGGGATGACGGAATCAGGTGAGGCGTATGAAGAGTTGAGGCCACGAAGAAGGAACAATCTGACCAATGAAGATCTCGATGCTATTGCAGCCATAATCGAAGCTACACATAGAAGCCGTAGGCATGAAGCAGAGGATTGTCGGTTTGGTAGGATCTCTACCGAAGATCTAAATAATATGGTTTCTGCTTTTAAAGGAATCAATCCAGACGACCTAAAGAACATGATATCAGCTTTCAATAAATTTACGGTGGTAATGGCAGACAACAGGACTGTAGTCAGGAGATTTTTTTTGGTACTGGTGTTAACGGGCGTCTCAGGCCTCACGATATATGGGTATTGGGCGAAGATTACGGATACGGTCAAAAAGGCCATTACAGGCAGCTGACAAGGAATAATATGATACTTAAAGATGGTAAGACTGAAACTCAAGATTCGAGATGTGGACTTATATTTCAACCTGATCCAAGTGCGCCTAACATTCTGACTGTATCACCAATTGATGATGGGATTGACCTCAGGTATAGAGAATTAATATCAAAGTATAGAGTAAAGAAGTTTAAAGCTCCATTGCTTAATCAGGGTAATTGGAGTGCTTGCGGAGGGTTTGGATTTACTGCGTTTCTTGAGCATGAGCCGAACATCTGTACTCTTGGTGATGAATGGGCTCTTGAATTTTATTTTCGCGCCCAAGATAATGATTCTTGGCCTGGATCTGAACGACCGGAATCGAAACCAATTAGTTATGGCACATCACTTGCCTCAGTGATGCAGACTGCAAAGCAGGAAGGTTTGATTGAATCATATTGTCGAGCAAGGACTGTTGATGAAATAATTCGTGGCATCGACTATTACGGCAGTGCTATACTTGGTCTTGAATGGACTGAGGGTATGATGTATCCTCGTGAAGTAGACGGCTTAAGTACTCCTGGTGGTGAAGTTGTTGGTGGACACTGTACAGCAGCTACATTTGTTAATATTCATCAACGAATTATTGGGGGCCCAAATTCATGGTCAGATTGGAACTTACTGCGTAACGGTTATTGGGTGATGGACCTTGATGATTTTGCTGAAGTGTTTATGAAACGTGGTGGTGAATGTGCGTTTGCAAGGAAGGCAGTAATATGAAAGTTGATGCCAAATTTTATGATTTTTTGAAACATGTTGAAGGAAGTTATAAACAAGTTTATCTTGATTCAGGTGGAGAGCCTACTATTGGCATTGGTCATTTGTTGACACTCTCTGAGCGTAGATCAGGAAAGCTCGTAATTGATAAAGCTGTTGTAGAATATAGACGCGGATTAACTGATGCACAAGTATTAAATCTCTGTCAACAAGATATTCGAGCGGTGGTTAAGGTAGTGAATCGTGGAGTCAAGGTTCCACTCACGCAGAATCAGTTCAACACACTGGTGAGCTTCACTTTCAATGTCGGCGACGAAAGCTTTCTAGATTCTACCCTGCTTCGAGTTCTCAATCAGGACCAGTATGGAGTGGTGCCAAGCCAACTGCGGCGCTGGAAATATGACAACGGCAAGGTAGTTCAAGGTCTAGTTAATCGACGAGAAAAAGAAATTCAATTATGGCTATCATAAAGAAGGTAAATAATGTCATATAGACCTGGTGATTATTTAGTAATCTGTGATCAATTTTAAAATAGTGTATAGGATTATGCGGATAGGATGATATCTCCGATAAGGCAAACTACTCATTTGCTTTCCGCATATTTTAATGAGTATCATAATTAAGGAGTTAATTATGGAATTAAGTCAAGTATGTCATGTAATAATGTATCAGGAGTTAAAGGTGTTTTTTTACATAAACAAACCCAAAAATGGTCAGCTAACATTTGTATAGATGGAAAAACAAAATATCTTGGTATATATAAAAACTTTGATGATGCTGTTTTTGCTAGGTATTTGGAAGAAGTTCGCTTATGTTGGCTAGGCTGTCATAGTTTATCTAATATGGGTTCAGCTTATTTATATTTAAAAAGGAAAAATTATGTCTTATAAACCTGGAGACTACCTAGTAACTTGTGATCAATGTGGTTTTCAGCGTTATGCATCTGAATGCAGAATGACTTGGGATAAGTTGTTTGTTTGTGCTGATACATGTTGGGAAGAAAAACATCCACATTATACTGATCCAAAACCATTAGGAGAGAAGCAAAGTGTTCCTGTACATAGGCCTGAACCTGAAGAAAATTTTATAACTGTTCCAATTACACCAGATGATTTATAATAAAAACATTGGAGCGTTCTAATGCTTAGAACTGATTATGTATTTGATGCCAGCGAAGGAACAATAACTTTCACTGATACTGTAGCCGAAAGTAATATTGAAGCTATAATTAATAGTACAGATGAAATTCTTATTTATAATTCAACTTCTTTAGTACTGACTGGCACACTTGTTGGAAAAGTTTTTACATTAGCATATAATACTTCTACTATGTCTGATGGTGACAATCTTCAGGTATTTTATGGAGATATCGCAGTAATACCATCTAGTCATACTTTTGCATCATTGATAGCTAAAGTAAATATTCTTATTGATAATCCTGCAATATTTGATTATTTAGGTGACTTTATTAATCAAGGAGTTTATGAAATTGCAGGCGGAATGTCTTCGTTATTGGATGGAATTGATAATCCATTACCGAATTCACTTACGCCACCTTTACCTGATTTGTTTACAATCGATACAGTTGCAACTTCTACAAGTGTTGCTTATGTAAATATGCCAACTAATTTTCATAGAGATTTACAATTTGTAGCATCATCTACTGGAAGTGAAATTGATATAGCAGAATCATTTATTGAATTTACAGAAACTTATCCGTTGTTGAATAAGTCAGGTAAAATTTCTGAAGTTATTGAGCATGGTAGAAAGTTATACTATCAAGGTATTCCTACAAGTAGTGAAACAGTAACATTACATTATTATAGAAAACCAGTTAATATGGTTAATGATAATGATGTTCCTGATGGAATTCCGGAGCATTTGCAAGAAGCGCTCTTGGTTAATTTTGGTGCATGGAAAGCATATGAGCGGCTTGAAGATGATAAAGATGATGAAATGAAAAATACACTTAAATATAAAAGATTTTTCCTTGAATCCATGAGAACTCTTGAACTAACTATTCCATCTTATACTCGTGGATTCATGCTTAAGTAAAGGAGCTAAAATGAAACTTTCACTTGGGCCTTTTAAAGGCATGAATAATCGAGCTGAAGATCATGCTTTGCCAGTTAATCCAGAAGATTCAAGTACAATGGTTAGAAATGCCGTAAGTGTTGATTTTACTAATGCAGGTAAGATTAAAATGCGGAATGGAAGCACCAAGAAATGTAGTGGCTTTGACATGAAATATGGCTTTGCTTGTTCACAGGGACAGTTTGTAGTTGAAGGTACAGCACTTAAAAAAGTTAATGCTGATTGGACAAAGACTAATATTTCAACAGGAATACTTGGTGATACTTTTGCTCATTATGAACATAATAATGAGTTGTTTTTTAGTGATGGATTGGTAGGAAAAAAGATTATAAATGGCGTTGCTCAAAATTGGGGCATAAGTAATCCGTCTGCTCCAGTAGTTTATTCTTCTTCTGGAATATTTGGAGCAGGAGTTTATTTGTGCTGCTTGACTTTTTATGATATTCTTGGCAATGAATCTGGAGCAAGTGATATTACCTCAATCTCAGTTATAGATAATAGTAATATTATTTTTACAAACCTTCCATCTTCTAATGACAGTCAGGTTATTGGAATTCGTTTGTATATGACCACAGCGAATGGTCAAGTATTTTATCAGTGCGGTGATGTTGCGATTGGAACGTTGAGTTATGCAGTAACATTAGCTTATGATGGTGGAAAGGTTCTTGAAACTTTATTCATGACAAAACCACTTGCTGGGCAGATTATTCGAGAGCATAATGGTAGACTTTTGATTGCAAAAGATAATTTACTTTATCTCACTGAAGCGTATTCAACTGATCTTGTTTCACAATTAAGTAATAGTGTTTTTCAGTTCACTGATGATATAACTGTAGTTGAACCAGTAGATGATGGAGTTTGGATTGTCGCAGATAAAACTTATTTCTTTGCTGGAAGTGGTCCTGAAAACTTTCAACAATTAACTAAACTTGATTATGGTGCGGCACTTGGGACTGGACAAAAACTTGCTAATAAAAATGTATGTTGGTTTTCAACACGAGGTTTAATCATGGCAGGAAATGGAGGAGAGATAAGGAATATGCAGGAAGATCAAGTTGCACCGGATTATAGTAATAAAGGATCTATGTTAATTAGAGAAGAGAATGGTATGAAACAGGCTATAACAAGTCTTAAAGATTCATCAATGTCAACTATGGCAGCAAGTAGTTGGATAACTGCAGAACAAATTCGGAGAGATGCATAATGAATAATGCGTTCAAAGTTGGATTTGTCTACACTCCTACACATATAGGGGAAGATGGGCAGATTATTTCTCAGCATGAGGTGCATAATCTCATGCCAGCAGAGATGATTACATACATGCTCAATGCGGCACTGCGAAGTGGAGCTCAATATGGGACGTATTATCTGTCACTGTATGAGAATAATTATACTCCACTGCCAGGTGATACAATGACAACTTTTATGGCCGCCTGTGGAGAAAATACTGGTTATACTACAACTGGCACAAATCGATTGACTTTGACACTTCCAGCACCGGTAGCTGGATCGATTACTACAGCATCAGCGCCGAACGAGTTCTCATTCACCGGAGCAGCTACTATTCGTGGGGCGTTTATTTCGACTGGAATTACTAGAGGATCAACTACTGGTTTGTTAGTTTCAGCTGCACTTTTTGCGTCCCCATTTACTATGGCCAATCTCGGTGCATTACGAGTTCCGGTCGGGTTCGCGCTCGTCTCGGCATAAGGAGGAGATATGTCATTTACCACTTATGGAGAAAATCTCCTTATTAATTGGTCATTCAATACTGATTCTGTGACTCGTCCGACTGCCTGGTTTGTCGCACTTCATACCGCAGATCCTACCGAGACAGGGGCAGTCGCTGAGATGGTTGTCGGTACAGATGCTGATTACATTCGCAAGGCTGTCACAATGGGAACGTCCACCACTGGATCATCTGCCAGCACGACACAGGTTGTCTTTACACCAGCTGTCGCAGCTGCGACATATACGGTTACTCATGTGAGTATCTGGACCGCAGCGACTGCGGGAAACTGCATTATGTATGGAACACTTGCAACTTCACGGGCGATCAGCAACGCCAACCCACTAACTTTTGAAATTGGCGAAATCATCGCCGCACTGGATTGAGGTGAAATATGTCTTTTAAAGTATCGACAGGATTACGGAATTACATGCTTGGCACTGGTCCGTTTTCTACCGGCATGAGCGGATATCTTATTAAAATTTATGGGTCTGCAACAAGTCAGGCTGCGGCGGATGCACTTATTCCGGCTACAGCCGACACTGCTATCGGGTCCGCTACGCTGCTATGTACCATTTCTATAAGTGGTGGAGGTACAGGTGGTACGTTCGATGCACCCACATCTGGTATTATTACCAAGGCCGCTGCGGAAACATGGATAGGGACTAATGCTGCTTCTGGATATGCCTCGTTCTATCGCGGCGTGTTGAGTTCCGATACCGGAGTCTTGAGCACTACCGAGAAACGAGTGCAGGGGTCTGTCGGTACTGTCGGCAAAGACCTGATAATCGCCAACGCCTATATGACTTCTGGGGTTGTGCAGCCGATCAACTCTTACTCCATCGGATTCCCGGCTGAATAATGACTGTAAATATAATCAATGGGCAACCGTGGCGGCAACAGTATGCGTTTAATACAGCACAGACTGGGGACATAACAGGGTGGACTACCTCAACATCATTGCCAGCTACAATTTTTGACAGCCAGGCAATAGTTACCGTCAATAGGGTTTACCTGTTCGGAGGATTTGCCCACAAGAATGTCTATACCGCTCCGATAGACTCATCTGGAGTTGTTGGCGCATGGTCCTCTGGGACCGCCCTGCCAGCCAACGTGTTCTACAGCCAGTCTATAGTAACAAAGAGCAGAGTATATTTGCTTGGGGGAACTTCTTCTGCAACTATTTATACTGCTACTTTTGATAGTTCTGGAAATATTGGGACATGGGGGGCCGCTGGTTCTTTGCCGGGAGTTAAGAGCACCGGGCAAGCGATAGTTACAAAAAACAGAGTGTATATAATCGGGGGGAATAGTGCCGATGTCTATACCGCTCCGATAGGAGATGATGGAATAATTGGTACGTGGTCTACAGAATCTTCGATTGTTGGGGCAAAGACTCAGGGGCAGGCGGTCCTTACAAAAAACAGGGTATATTTTATTGGTGGGTCTACTTCGGCATCTGTATACACTGCTCCCGTGAGCGAGGAGGGGATTATAGGGACATGGAGTTCAACAACCTCATTGCCTGAGTATGTGTATAATAGTCAGGCCGTGGTCACAAGGGGGAGGATATATTTGCTTGGGGGGGCGGTAGGGATACAATATTCCCCTAAAGTTTACACAGCACCCATTGACAGTGATGGAATAATCGGCACATGGGCACTTGGCACAGCATTACCTTACGCAGTCACCGACAGTCAGGTTGTGACGACCAGTAGCAGGGTTTACTTGTTTGGAAATTCTCAGAACGCCGCTATTTATCAAGCCCCATTCGCCGGAGGTTCAAACGATAGTGACCATTCATGGGAAGTCCCTATCTTCTGGACGAACTTTCACGGACAGACTGAGATTTTAGCATGATTCGTACTGACGGAGATAGATCGTTAAAGAGGAAATGGTTTGCTAAGAAGAAACTCGCGCAGATTAAGGAGATGGACCTACCGGCTTCTTGTGTCGTGTGGGACGGGTTCAGGTTCAAGGCATGGCAACTCGGAGACCTCGATGGAGGGAGTGTTATTGCTCCGATGGGTGCGGTTGTGGCTTGCTCAACGCAGGACGGAATTAAGATTGCGGTTGCTGACTACTGGGCGGGCGGGTTCAACGGCGCTCAGGATCTTTATGTGATGTTCAAAGATCTGGGGGCTTCAGGAGAGTTTACGACCTTCTTCAACGGTGCCATAGACCCGGCAAGTGGATACTATCCTGTTAAGTTTCTGCCAGCGGTTAATCAATCCTATTTCGGGCTGATCAATGGAGATACTATCGGTCCAGGTACGGTGGTGGTGGATGACTATTCGTGTTACCCAGCGCTGCTCTCGTTTCGTGGGGAGTTGTACAGCCTCATCGTTTCTGACGCGATGAAATATAGCCTTGCTGGAGATGGGACGTTTGATTGGTGGAGGCAGGTGTTTGAAAAGAACACTTCTTTCTATATTGCAAATGGAAGTCAGCCGAGCAGGATAAACTGTGTAGCAAAGCACATTGAATACGCTGACGCTTATACCCCTTGGAGGATTTACCAGAAGACAGGGGAAGATCGATACACCTCGTATCACAGCGCCTGGATTTACGACTTTGTTGGAGATCCCATGAGGAAGGCTGTTGGCTACAATATCGATGTTGCAGCAGGAACATCAGACACTATTCATTTCAGTGAGATACTGAATGGAGATATGCCTGAAGAGCTGAGAACAATCCTGAGCACATCTATTAACGATGGGTCTTGCGAGCCACTTGGGTCATACGCATTCGATACTACCTTCTTCCATGCTGTCAATGCTTCTGCTCATGTGTTTTCAGGATTTACAGAGGACTGTGAGGCGGAAGACTATTACGGAGATCATCCAGAAGATGAGAAGTGGCGGTTGTTCTACTCAATGACCGTTAATGGTGATGTACATTTGGTGGCCTCGGACCAGTTTCTGACACTGCTTGACGACCTTGCAACGGTTGACTGCCTAGGAAGTTGGTTCAACGCCAAGAGAATGCTGGAGCAACTAGCAGGGGCATTCCCCAATGTGAACTTTACCGTGCCGTATGATTCGGTGATGTTTCATGCTCACGATGGGAATATCTACACGTGGACTAGGGAATACGGTTCTGTTAAATTCACAACCACGGGCCTGTTTGCTGAATCGTTGGTGGTGCCATTGGCTGTATCCGA